CTTCGGTTCTCGTTGAGGCTGTTAAAGCACAACAAGTTCAGATTGAAGAATTGAAAGCAATCCTCAAGAAGTAATACTTTTTGATAACCGAGGGCAGGGATCTACGGGTCTCTGCCCTCACCCTTCTTATTATGAAAATCAAAGACCGAACCGACATTCTTCGCTATTTAGAACAATACGATCCTTCTTATCGTATAGAAGGCAATGTTGTGTTTGCCCCCAAAGCTTTTATTATTAACACCGTTGTCCAATGGTGCTATCATCAATTAAATACAAAGAAGATGCAACCCAACGAGATGAATTTTTACCTAATGTCCATAGAGGGTTATTTGCAAGACGCCAACAGTCTTTCATGGGACGAAGACGGTAACTTAGTGATTTCATGAACTAAGTTGTTATTTTTTTGTATTTTTGCTTTTTAAAGAACTATTTACTAAGACGCAAAACGTCTATTTGCGACCAAATATTAGGAGATTATATAATGTCATCAATGTTAGATCAAGCAATTGTGGATGCTAAAGCATTAAAAGAAGCAGCTATTAAAACCGCAGAATCCGCCATCGTGGAGAAATATTCCCAAGAGATAAGAGAAGCGGTGGATACGATGCTCAACCAAGAAGAGATTATCTCTGAAGATGGTGTGGCGATGGATAATATTCCCATGGCTGCATCAGACATCAATGACGCTCCCATTGCGGCTTCCGATGTGGTAGAGCTTGATTTTCAAGAGCTTGAGCAAATGATCGACCAAGAGATGGCTTCCGAGGAAGAAGCAGACGCAGAAGAGATGGTAGATCGCCACGAATTTGCAGAAGACGAAATCGAAGACGCTGAAGAGGAATACGAAGAAGACAATGACCTTCAGGAAAACACCGAGATCGATTTGGCTAACTTATTTGAAGACGAAGAAATTAATTTAGACGAAGAGACCCTAGCAGACATTGCAGAAAAGCTCACCCTAGATTTCAGTCCAGAAAAATCAGGCTGGTTGGGAATGCCTCGATCCGAAGTTGATAGAGGGTATGATGAGTATGACGCACTTGCAGCCCATGCAGACAAAGAAGAGGAAGGCGAAGACGTAATCCCTGCTGAAATTGCTGCCATGAAGAAGCTGACAGGCTTGCAGGAGAATGTCGCGACCCTTGAAGCAGAAAAGAAAGAACTTCAAGAGAAACTCCAAAACCTTCAGTCTAACACCAAACACATTGAGGGCGTTGTCCTCAAGTTAAAAGACGCTTTGAACGAAACCTCCGTTCAGAACGCAAAGCTACTTTACACAAACGAAGTATTGACTAGTGACTCTTTGAATGGGCGACAAAAGAATAAAATTGTCGAAGCTATTTCAAGTGCTAAGTCTGTCGAAGAAGCAAAGGTAATCTTTGAAACCCTTCAAAGCACGGTGAGTGGTACTCAGAAAGAGAACCCAAAAACACTAAGCGAGGCGGTTAGTAGGAAATCTACTTTATTACCACAAACTAAAGAGGCTAAATCAGTTGATCCTCGCATGGAAAGAATGCGTAGATTGGCAGGTTTAAATTAAACACTAACTTTAAGGAGAAATAAAACTATGTCAGTTTTAGATAAATTAACCGAAGGTATCGTTAATCGTGATCTCCAGAAGGAAGGTGCTGCTCTACTTAATAAGTGGGAAAAGACCGGACTTCTTGAAGGATTGGATAACGACCGTTCGAAAGACGCCATGGCTCGTTTGCTTGAAAACCAAGCTAAAGAGTTGTTGCGTGAGGCATCCACCATGGCTGGTGGAGATGTCGAGGGTTTTGCAGCAGTTGCATTCCCAATCGTGCGCCGTGTATTCGGCAGCTTGATCGCTAATGATCTCGTCAGCGTTCAGCCAATGAGCCTCCCATCGGGACTCATCTTCTTCCTCGACTTTACCGTGCTTGATACTAAGCTCGGATACACTGGTGGAGATTCACTCTACGGCGGTGGTGTTGTGGGACAGCAGTTGACAGGCGGTGTTAACCTCACTGGTGCCAACCTTGAGGCTGGTCCATACAGCTTGAACAACGGCTACTCAAGCCCAACTGCTTCCTCGGGTGAATGCATTACACCTGTTGACGCAAATATCATTGCGGGAACTGGTTCTGCTGATGATAATGACTTCAACAGAGCAATCCAATTCGACCCAGATATGTCTGGTTCTGCTGGTGTTGTTGTTGCAATCACTGGTTCTGCTAACTTGGCTCAGTTGGATCTCAACAACCTTGTTGCTATTGCACCTACTGGTTCTTTGGCAAACGGTACTATGGTGAGAAGACTTACACAAGTTCACTCTGCTTCTAATGGCGGAGACGATGTAACCAATGCTAACTTCATGCTTCAATTGGTATTCCAAGCTAGCAGCAATGCAGTTAATGATGACTTGCGTGTTGACTTGGAACAAACAGCAGCATTCTTGCTTAACTTCCCAATCAGAGACAATTTCAATAATGTTACTGAAGCTGGTGGTCGCGGAATTGGTGCAGTTGTTGGTGATCCTACTTGGGGACTTGAGAACACTGATCAGATCCCAGAGATCGACATCAAAGTTGATTCGGTTAGCGTAACTGCTATGACGAAAAAGCTCAAGGCAAAGTGGACACCAGAATTGGGGCAAGACCTTAATGCATACCACAACCTTGATGCAGAAGTTGAACTTACAAGCATTCTCTCTGAGCAAGTTGCTCTTGAGATTGATCGTGAGATCCTTGAGGACCTTATCAAAGGTGCGGCAGCTTCTACTCAATACTGGTCACGTCGCCCAGGTAAATTCGTGGTTCGCGACACTGGTGCCCAGATCGGTGGAAATCTTTCCAACGAATCCTTGATGGGTGCTGACTTCACTGGTACTGTTTCCGAATGGTACGAGACACTTGCAGAAAGCATCAATGATGTTTCCGCACAAATCCACAGAAAGACACTTCGCGGCGGTGCAAACTTCGTTGTTTGTTCCCCAGAAGTTGCTAACATCCTTGAGTTCACTGCCGGTTTCCGCGCTAGTGTTTCTCACGACGATGACCGTGGATCTATCGGAGCAGTTAACGTTGGATCTTTGAGCAAGAAGTTCGATGTTTATGTGGATCCTTACTTCCCACGTAACGTTGTTCTAGTCGGACGTAAAGGTGGATCGTTCCTTGAGAGCGGATACGTTTACGCACCATATGTACCACTCCAGGTAACTCCAACCATTTTCGGTGTCGAGGACTTCGTACCTCGTAAGGGGGTCATGACCCGCTACGCCAAGAAGATGGTTAGACCTGATATGTATGGTCTCGTCATTGTTGAAGATCTTAACGGCTAATTATAGCACGATCTAAACACAGAAAAGCCTCACCATTAACTTGGTGGGGCTTTTTTATTTCTATTATGCTTTAACTGCTATCCAGAACTAATTATTATGATATACCTGCGCCAAGGAGATTGAATGAATGGCTTATCCAACTCTCACACCAGCTAGCACTATCAGCGTCTCTAGACTTCCAGTTACGGGGAATGCAGATAATGTAAATGCTTCAACCAACCCCTTACCGTATGGGGTTTATATCGATCATGCCTCCTCACATGATGCCCTGAAGGGTTTTGTGACCGGCGCAGTCGATCAAGTCGCCTATGTTTACCGGAAGCTTGGTGGCGATGTCCTTGACATTGAAATTACAGAACATCAGGTTTACGCAGCTTATGAAGAAGCCTGTCTTGAATATTCGTACTTGGTCAACGTTCACCAAGCCAAGAATGTCCTTGGTAGCGTTTTGGGTGCCGGTACTGGGTCTTTTGATAATGATGGAGAGCTTCTTAGCGCAGACGCACTTAGTGGCTCAAATGTTGCCCTCAAATATCCCAGGTATGATTTTCAATATGCAAAGCGAGTTGGCGAAACTGTATCTACAGAAGCAGGACTTGGTGGTCTTGTCCCCATTTACTCTGCCTCTTTCAACACGGTTACGGATCAACAAGACTACGATTTGCAAACCCTCATATCTTCTTCGGCTGCTAACTCTGCTAGCGCCCCTTATTTCGAGAAGGTGGGAGATAAAAGAATAACGATCAGAAAAGTGTATTATAAAACTCCGAATGCCATGTGGAGATTCTACGGATATTATGGCGGCTTGAATACAGTCGGAAACCTATCATACTATGGTCAATATTCAGACGATTCTACTTTTGAAGTAATTCCAGCTTGGCAGAACAAAGCACAAGCCATGGCGTTTGAGGACGCAATTTACACGAGAAATTCACACTTTTCTTACGAGATAAAAGATAACAACTTGAGGTTATTCCCAAGCCCGGTGGATTCTTCTCCAAAAAAGATGTGGGTGGATTTCACGGTGGAGACAGATCCTTGGACGGAGGAGAGCAACAAACTGGATGGTGCCAAGGGCATCAACAATATGAATACGCTGCCATTTGAAAACATACCGTATGACAGTATCAATTCAATTGGTAAACAATGGATCCGAAGGTTTGCCCTTGCTCTCTCTAAAGAGATGCTGGGACTTGTCCGAAGCAAGTTCGCTACTATACCCATCCCTAATGAAAGTGTAACGCTAAACGGTCCAGCCCTTGTTACAGAAGCCAAGACAGAACAACAGGCTTTGAGGGACGAACTGAAGACTGTGCTTGATGAACTTACGTATGAAAAACTTGCTGAGAAAGACAGCAACATTGCTGACTCCTCGCAGAACGTACTGAAGAACATACCCCCTTCAGTATTTGTAGGATAATATAAATGGCAGATAACAAGTGGTCACAACCAGATAGTCCTCCTCCTCCCTTATTTACTGGGGAGAAAGAGCGCAATTTAGTCAAGCAGATCAATGATGAGGTCATCGAGAGGGTCATAGGTCAAACTGTCCTTTATTATCCCATAAGTATGCAAGATACTAACTTTCATCCCCTTTATGGCGAAGCGATAGAAAAGACTTTTTTGCCCCCGGTGAGGGTTTATGCTTTGATCGGCTGGGATGGGCAGCAAACAACCAATAATTCTTTTGGGGTTGATAAGAGGTCTTCTATTAACATATACTTCCACAAGAGAAGGCTAACTGAAGACCAAAACCTTTACGTTCGAGAAGGAGACTTTATTTTGTATGGCAATTTTCATTACGAAATAGTCACTCTCAACGAACCCCGTCAGCTTTTTGGTCAAGTGGACTATAAATACGAGATAGAAGCAACATGTCGAAGAGCGAGAAAGGGAACTTTTAATGCTTACTAGGATTTAACCAATGTCGAACTATACAGGAATTCCAGATGAAGATAGAGTGGGGATTGATCGAGATCTCAATTTTGCCCCCTCGACTCTAGAGACCATTGATTTTGCACTCTATGATTACATAAATGACGAGCTAGCACTCAAGATAAGCACCAACACAGGGACAAAAAAAGTCCCAGTTATATGGGCATCCGCAGAAAGATCCTTCCAGATTAAGAACAACGAAGAGTATCGAGATGACGAGGGGATGATTATTCTACCCGCCTTAACAATAGAAAGAAAAGATGTCGACAAGAACCCATCCAGAAAGGGTGCTTATTACGGAGGAATGTTCCCTCTCAATACCCAAAAGGAAAAGGGCGGATCTATTGTTATTTCGCGAAAAATAAAACAAGACAAAACATCCAATTATGCAAATGCCACCGCAGACAGGAGGTGGAACAACGTCGCCGCACCCAACTTTGTCAGAAAAGCGACAAAGAAGGTGGTGTATGAAACGATATCCATACCTCCCATTATTCATGTTTCAGTTAATTATGAAATTAGGATAAGAACCGAATACCAACAACAAATGAATGAGTTGATTCTTCCCTTTGTAACGAAACCGGGCTTTATCAATAGTTTCATGGTAAATCGAGACGGACATCGATATGAAGTTTTTCTGGGAGCAAACTTCCGTTCCGACAACAATTTGAATGCCATGGAGAACGAAGAGAGAAAGTATGAAACAGTCATCACTCTGGAGGTGTTAGGCTACCTCGTTGGCGAAGGAGAAAACCAGCAAACTCCTCGATTTTCTATTAGAGAAAACGCCGTCGAAGTACAGATCCCCAGAGAGCATGTTGTGTGGGATGATCCCCTGGTTACAGGCGGTCCCCCTCGCGCAAGTAAAGAAAATGTTGGAGTGGACGGCAAGTATAGAGAATAATTTTGGACTTTCAAAAAACAAAACACTATTTACTAAAGAAATAATACCGTCATAATTGCAAAGACGAAATAAAGGAGAATTCGATAATGTCAGCAAGAGATTACAAGTTTGTATCACCGGGAGTATTTATTGAGGAAATCGACAACTCTCAAATTCCAGAAGCTCCAGAGGCAATCGGTCCAGTAGTTATTGGTCGTGCCAGAAGAGGTCCAGCATATAGACCAGTAAAAGTAAATTCATTCTCAGAATTTATTACAATTTTTGGAAACCCTGTTGCTGGTCAAGAAGCCAGCGATATTTGGAGAAGCGGAATTCCTACCGCTCCCACATTTGCTGCTTACGCAGCCCAAGCTTGGCTTAAGAATAACTCTCCTTTAACTTTCATTCGCCTTCTGGGGGACCAAGACCCGTTGGCAGCAACTTCGGATAATAACGCGACAGCCGGTTGGGTTGTGACCGAAAAGGGATCTTCTACCTTTGCAGCAGCGGGTGGTGGAGCATACGGATTGTTCCTTTTCAACTCGGGAGCATCGGGAGAAGCTGCGGAGAACTCAAAAGGGTGCTTGGCTGCTACATTCTATTGCACCACAGGAGCCCCAGTCCTTTCTGGTTCAATTCGAAACCCAGTTAACGATGATGACGAAGATTATGCATGGAACAGTGGCGGCAAGATGACGGGATCCTCCGCCTTGATTTGCTCTCTTGACACTAACAAAACATTTAA